CAATGAACCAGTGCACGTTCGCCGGACCGATACCGACTCCGCCGCGTGATGTTCGCTTGCGTCGGAACGGCACCTTCCGCGCATCCTTGCCGACGTTGAATCCGACCTTTGCCCGTGTGACGTTCTGCCGGTAAATCGTGACACGATTCCCCACAGCGTTGCCCGCCTCTTTCACTCGCGGGTCAAGGTCTTTTTTCATCTGCTTACCGATTACATTCAGGCCGGCTTTCAGCACAACGCGGGCCAGTTGTCGCCCCAGTTTTGTGTGCAGAAACTCCAACTCCGGCACCAGTATGTCAACGCCCTCAATCGTGATGCTTGCCTTCATGGCTTCACCTCGACACGGCATAGAATGCTGGCGACGAATGAACGGTCTTGGTGGAACATATCCCGCTCCATCAGCGGGGCCTGTGAATTGCTGACATCCCAAATGCGGACGCGCCAATCTGTGGTGGCGTAGTTCAGCAGCCGCAATTCAATCTGCCTCCGCAGCAGCTTCAATTGCTCCACTTCATCCTGTGTTTTCGTGTCCAGCTTCTTGCGTATCCAGACCCGAATCTGGTGGCTGCTGTTGTCCTGCAGATCCAGTGTTTCAACCAACTGCTCTTCGGTTTCCTGAATCACGTCCACACGCAACTGGCGAAGGTCTTGCAGATCTTCAGTCAGCTCATCAACCACCGTTGCCCGAACCTCGAGCGCGTAATCCGTGCCGCTGTTGATGCGGTCGCGGATTGCTTCGCAGGCTTCGGTTGATGGTGACAGCGTGGGCATGAATCAGACTTGCTTCGTATGTATTCTCGTCATTGTTGGTGTGATTCGCCTGAAGCACTTCTCCGACGTTGTCGGTGTGACCTCAAACCGCTTGCCGTCGCACGTGATGCGGTCGCCTGCCTCTGGTGTGTCGTATGGCAGGGCAGAAGTCAGGCCGATGAAATCCACCGGCCTGACCTCCACAATCAACCCGTTTCCTGTGTCCATGTACTGCGGTGCCAGGCTGCTGCGGCGCAGTGTGATGGTGGCTGAAGATGCCCCACGAATATACACGCAAGACTCTCCGGCGAACGCCAGCAGCGTCTCTGTCATACTCGTGGCAGCATCTTCGAAGCCAGTCGTCATTGCAGACCTCAGCGTGCGTCAGGAACGAGTGCAGCCTGTGCAGCACCAAGCTTCGTCAAGCCGGTGACAATCCAGAACCCGCTCTTCGTGTAGACGCACGTGTAGAGTGCTTCAGCAGTCAGGGCCAGCTCGTTCGTCGCGCCAACGGTGACCTCGTTGACCTTGTCAACAGCCACTGCAGAAATCAATTCGCAGGCAGTCGTGCCAATCAGAATTCGCAGCACCTGTCCAACATAACCAGCAGGCAGACTGATCTGCTTATCGGCGTTGTCGCTCGTGACCGTGACGAATGACGCACCGGCTGGAATCAGGCCAGTGGTTGCGCCGCCAGTGGTCGCGGTGACAGCCACCGGCCTCTGAGGATACGGAGCATTCAGCAGCACTCGTCCGGTGTTGTCGCCAGATCCGGCAGCCTGTGTTGCGATACCCATGTAAACGCCAGTGCCGATCTGGTTAGCGGCCCCGCTGCTTGCGTCTCCGCTGTCCGGTGTTCCAGTTGAATCCCAAAACACCGGCTGACCAATCACCCAAGCAGCGGTGGTCTTCGGGACATCGTAGATGCCTTCGATTGCCAAACTGCCTTTTTCGCTCGCGGCCAGATCGGTCGGCGTGATGCCAACAATACCGGCCTGCACGACGACGTCTCCGCCAACCACCGCAGCGGCTGGCGTGTAGTCTACAGCGTCATCGTCGCTGTAGAGAAATGCGGGACTCTGTGCCATCTGTATATGCTCCTGAATGGATTCAATTTGAAAAGACCCGGCAGCCACTGCTGCCGGGATTCACTCACTCGCCGCCTGTATCAGGCAGCACCCTTGCTCTTGACGCCTGCCAGGTATTCGGACTGCGAGCAGCCGAAGTCGTGGTAGCCACGGAACTGAATGCCGAGCGTGTTGAAATCAGCATCAGCAGATTCAACAGTCGGAGAACGCTGTCCATTCAGGAACGAGGTCACAACCGGCTTCAGCGTGTCGCCGAACAGGTACCACGCCGTGGAGCTGTAACCGCCACCATACACGGAATCAGACAGCTCAGATGCAACCACTACGCGGTACTTGCCCGCGTGGATGTTTGCGTCCGCTGCCTTCACAGCAGCCAGATTGCGGGCCACATACAGGGCCTCAGCAACGGCTTCCAGCTCCGGCGGAACCAGCAGCTTTGTTGCACGTCCGCCCAGCGTCATGCGGCTGGATTCTTCAGCACCAGTCACCAGCGGGGACTTCCGCTGACGGAAAGCCTTCACGCCAAGACTCAGGCCAACGCCATCGGTTCCGAGATTGGTCGTGCCGCCTTCAATGTAGTTCGTGCGGGCACTCGTCCAGAACGTCGTGTGATTCGCCAGAAAGGTCGTCCACACCAGACGATTCAGGCGACGGGCTGCGCCACGTCCGAGACGCACACGCAGATCATCAAACGCCCCGAGGTCATCGTTGATAATGTCCCGACGTGTCAGCGAAAACATCTTCGCGTAGGTGTCAGCAGAGCGATTGTAACTCTCTTCGCTGATCTTGCCGTGCTTCATCACGCCGCCCGGCCCCAGTTCCTCATACTCCATTTCGTCGTTGAGACGATATGATGTGTGAGTCTTGAAGTCCGAAACGCTTTTCACGTCGCTGATTTCTTCCCAGTTGTTATCCTCTTCCTCAAACCCTGCCAGCAGTTCCTTGTTGGCCAGATTGCTGAAGATGCCCGGAAGGCTGACCGTGCTGAATGCGGCCTGCAGATTCTGACCGCTCGCGTACTGCAGGGCCTCGCGCAGGTTGCCGTCATGCAATCGGCTGCCAACATGAATCGGCATTCCGTTTGCGGCAGCGGCCTGAATGATCACCTGCTGAAGACCAACGCGGCCACGGTACTGACTGTGTGCGGCCTGCAGTTCGGCGTCGGTGAAATGCTTGTCAGCCTTGTGCCCGCGTGCGGCTGACAGGGCGGCTTGCAGGATGCGGGTCTGGTCCCCGTTGCCCTGTGCCGCACTGAATGAAGTCGGTCGCGTGCGGTTCTGCGAAGTCTGCCGCTTCAAGGCTTCCAGTTCGGTCTTCTCCACACTCCAGCCCTGCTCAATCGCAGTGGCTGCGATGTCGTGAAACCCACCAGCAGCGGCGTTGATCGCAGACGCTCGACGGTGTTCAGCCGCCAGATTCTGGCGGAATCCGGCCATCAGATCCACCTGTGCTGCAGCGGCTGCAGTGGTTGGTGCCACGGCTGCCATCGGCTCCGGCTTTTTCTCCGGCATGTTGTCGGCAGCAGCCACCTTCATCTTTGCGGCGTAGGCGTCCTGCAACGCGGCCTGCTGTTCCGGATTCATGGTGCTGGAATCCAGCCCAATACTTTTCACCCAATCTTCAAACGACATAACCAGCCCTTTCGATGCTGCGGCTGCGGATGCAGCCAAATTAACTGACGTGCTCGAATCCGCACCAAGCGGCAGTATCGAGGTTTCCTTCAGAACACTTTTCACAGCCAGCACAAACGGCCCGGAAATCTCCTGCCCGTTCACGTTGACAACCTGACCCTCGGGGACTTCCACTGACTCCAGCACACGCGCCCCGATTGACGCCTGCCAAGTTTGCCCGGCTGCATCCTGTGCCAGCACAGTCTGCACTAATGGCGACACACCCGTGACTAGTCCGGCCAGCGTCAGCGTCTCGCCTGTGTTTGCGATTGCATCCGTGATACCCAGTGTGGCCTCCACCTCTTTGCGATGGTCAATTAAAATCGGGATCTGGTTAGGTGTCTGCAGCCCCCGCAGATCCACCACGACCGGATACTCAAACCCATCGACCGGCAACAGACCGCCGTTGTACGCCTCAATCCTGAACCGTCGCGGTTTTGCGCCGTCCGCCGCCTGCAGTTGTAGGCGATTCGTGATGCTTATGTTCTTCATTTCGCCACCTCGCGAGCGTTCTGCAATTGCTCGAACTTTGACCGCGCCCACGTCTGCCCAGCATCTCCGCCCCACAGTGCCCACGCAATCCGGCCATTGCTCGGGAATCCGTCTTCACCCGGACTGAAGCCATCAGCTTTTTTGTTGCCTTCGTGACGGCTGAAGAATGACACCATTCGGCTGACGGTCTCAGGCGACAGGCTCTTCCCGTTTGCAATGTCTCGTGCTCGCGCAATACCTACCGGGGTGCCTCCGCGGCCGTGTTCCTTGCGCCAATCCAGCCCGCGCTGCGCTTCCTCTTTCATGCCCTCTGACGGTGTCAGATCCACGTCAGACAGCGCAGCCATGATGTCAGCGTCTGCAGCGTCAACCTGCCGCAATTCGTCATCCGTTACGCCGCTCGCTAGTGCATCATCAATCAACGCCCGAGACCGCTCGGGACTCAGGCCGATGGACTGCAAAGTCTGGTCCGCCATCACCTCGGAAATCTCGCCCGATGTCAGGCTGTCGAGAGTCTTGCGGATGCGTTTCTGGTTGTTGGTGAACGCTCGCTGTCCGATCGTCGTGTATTCACCGGCAGCCGCAGCGGGGGCCTGCTGCGTGGCTGCCGGTGCCTGCTGTGCCACGTTCTGAAACGGGGCCAGCATCTGATCCACATTTGCCTCTGCAACCAGTGGGAACGCCGATCGAATCAGGGCCTTCGCCGATGCGGCTGGAATCACTCCGGCTGCCACCTGGCCAATGATTGCCACGATACTACTGACCTGCGCCCCGTTCATGGCCGTGTCAGCCACTGCCGTACTCGCTGTGGTCACGGTCGTGTCGGTCGGCATACCAGGTGCCTGCGGCGTGCCAGTCACGGGGAATGTTTGGGCGAACACGGCCTTCCGGTATGCGTCAACACTCACGCCAAAGTCGGCAGCCCCACGCACAGACTCCAGATCCCAGTCTTTGCCCCTGCGTGCGTGCTCTTCGGTTGGCGTTGCCAGACCGGTCCGCAATCGAATCTCAGCGGCCTGTGCACTCTCGACCTGATCCAGTTCCGGCAGTGGTGGCCAGTGCCATCGGTGTTCGATGTCTGCGATTGCAGGCAGCCCGTTCAGCAGGCCCGGAACGAAAACAGCAGACTCCAGAAACCACTGCCACAACCGCTCCACAATATCCATCTGAATCCGGTTTTGCTCGACCTGAACTTCTGGCTCCCAGACGTTTTTCATGTCCCCTTTGAAGGAGCTAAAATTCGCGTCTTTGCCGGTGCCTGCTGCCAGCGTGTAGGGCATGTTCGTACAACGGCAAAAGCTCATCAGGGCTTGCCGCTGAAACATTTCGTAAAGTGGCCCGGGCTGCTTCGGCTCGACCTGTCCGATTTCCCAGCCTGCAGGCAGCGTCGTCAGCATGTTCCGCGTCAGTTCGATTTCGGCGAAGTCGCTCGGACTGTCTGCAGGATCAATCGCGGGCGAATTGCTTTTCAGATACATGGCAAAATTCGCTGCGGTCTCTGCAGAGTACAGTGTTGCCAGCTCCTGCCGCCGCATAATCGGCAGCGTTTGCAGTGCCGGCGTGGCTCGCGGGATGCCTCTGGTTTGCCCTGGTCGCTCAGCCCGGTACAGGTGACAGACTTCACGCGCCGCGTACCATTGCCCCTGCAATGTGCTCACGGGCGTGTTCAGTCCGGGGTGATAGTCGTAAACATAAAATTCCAGCTCATTCGTCGCGCGGTCAAACCTGATGCCATCGTCAACAAACGGGTCAACCAGTTGCGACTGCTGCCACGGTGTGGCAATCTGATCAGACTCCAGAACCAGCAGATCCAGCCCCAGCGGAAACCGAACAGAACTGCCCCGCATGATGAAGACTTCGCCATCACGCCAGTAGGCTTCAACGCACGTGCGAAGGATGTCGGCCAGCTTCACCCGGTGTGACCACTGACGCCAAGCGGACTCTAAGCGGCGGTTTGCATCGGTGTCTGCCGTCAGCACCTGTAATCGTGGGCCTGCTGCGCCTACGATATGATTGGAGGCTGTTCGCAGGATACCGGCATACCATGAATTGTTGTCCGCCTCGTATCGGCTGCGGATCCGAACCACTCGCCGGACTGCCGGACTGATTGCAGCTCGTGCCGCCAATCCATCAGCATTCGTCCAGTGCCTGCGGTTGTCCGGCGTTGTTTGCGCCAAATCAAACTTCGCACGCACCATCTGCTGCGGTGCCGCTGCACTTTGCTTGTATCGTCCACGTCGGGCCATCTCAATGACCTCCGGGCGGGACGATTTTCAGGATAGCACCACGCAACCACGCCTTCGGAGATGCGGCAGCAGACTTAGCGGCCTGATGCTTTTCGTATTCCATCAGTTCCGTGAGACTGCGATTGCTTACGCTCACACCATCATTGCTGATGGCTGCGGGCTTGCTCACGTCGGCTGCGAGTTGTTCGGCTGGTGTGGTCATGCCCGTATAATGGCACACCACACCACGTACAGAAACGACATGCTGGCATTAGTGCCAACTACTGCATCGGCTCGTTAAACTTTCCGTGACGTTCACGGACCGCAACGATACGTTCCGAAGTCGTATTGATTCGACCGCAGGCAGGACAATGACGCTCCCGCAGAATGAAACCCGGCGTTGTCCGGGTGTGCTGCACTCGCGTCAGCACTTCTCCGCAATGCTGACACGGCAATCCTCCGGGCAGTTGGAAAACACGATCAGCCACGGACGCCCCCGGGTAGTGCAAATGTCCGCCGCTGCTTGCTCCCTGTCCGCTCATTCGCCACCCCCACGCCGCAAATACTCGCGGCCACATTGCACCCGACAAAACAGTCCCACC